GTCACTAGTAAAGATCCTATTTTTAAATACGCACCAATGGAAACCCGTTCTGCTCCTGGCTCTGATGATCGCATACCTGTGGTGGGTGTGGATATGGACGAGGCTGCGAGAATCGGTCTCATCAAGATTGATGCGTTGGGGCTTAAAACGCTAACAGTTCTTAGCGATACATTAAAGATTATTGAAGAAAGACATGATAAAAAAATCAATTTGTTAGAACTTGATATGGATGATAAAAATGTTTATCAAATGCTTTCAGATGGATATACAAAAGGAGTATTTCAGTGTGAAGCAACACCATATACAAATCTTCTTGTAAAGATGGGTGTTAAAAATCTAGATGAACTTGCAGCATCAAATGCTCTTGTCCGTCCAGGTGCTATGAATACTATTGGTAAAGACTATGTTGCTCGTAAACATGGAAAGCAAAACATTAATTATTTGCACCAAGTTATGAAGCCAATCACACAAGATACTTATGGTTGTGTCTTGTATCAAGAGCAGGTTATGCTTGCATGTGTTGAACTTGGTGGCATGACGATGGCAGAAGCAGACAAAGTTCGTAAGATTATTGGAAAGAAAAAGGATGCGAGGGAGTTTGATGCTTTTAGAGATCAGTTCGTTTCTGGTGCTTCTCGGTTTGTTGCTCCTAATCAGGCGAAGGATCTCTGGCATGATTTTGAAGCGCATGCTGGATACTCATTCAACAAATCACATGCAGTAGCATATTCTACACTTTCATATTGGACAGCATGGCTTAAATACCATTATCCACTTGAATTTATGTATTCAATTTTAAAGAATGAAAAAGATAAAGATGCAAGAACAGAATACTTGATTGAGGCAAAGAGAATGGGTATTCCAATTAAGTTGCCACATATCAATGAATCAGACCTAGACTTTAAGATTGAAGGCAAGGGTATTCGTTTTGGATTAACTGGAATTAAATACATTTCTGATAATATTGCAACAAAATATATTGCAGCAAGGCCATTTAATTCATATAAAGAGGTAGAAGAGTTTACATTTACAAAAGGCAATGGCGTAAATAGCAGAGCATTACAGGCAATGAGAGGTGTTGGTGCACTTAATTTTAAAGATAATCCAACTGATGATAACGAAGTAAGACAAAACTTGTATGAGTATCTAAATCTTCCTGAGTTTAATATCTCTATTCCACAACATTATTATGCATACATTAATGATGTTGAAGAGTTTGAAGAAAAAGGATCTTTTGTTTTAATGGGTATGGTAAAATCTATTAAACGAGGAAAAGGTTGGTCTAGAGTAGAAATTTTAGATAAAACTGGATCGGTTGGAATATTTGATGAAGAGCAAACATCAATTGAGACTGGAAAAACTTATTTAATGTTAGCGTCTGATAATAGAATTATTTCTGCTACACCAGTTGATGAAATTAAAGAAACAAAGAATGCCTTAGTAAAATTCTTAAATTATAAGATGATTCCATACAAAGAGGATGAACATTTTGTTGTTGCGTTTAAACCAAGAGTAACAAAAACTGGTAAAAAAATGGCATCGCTAACTTTAGCAGATTCAGGAAGAGGTCTACATTCTGTTACTGTGTTTCCAACATCTTTTGCTAAAGCATACATGAACGTTCAAGAGGGTGGAGTTTATAAGTTTTCTTTTGGAAAAACAAAAGATGGTACAGTAATAATGGAGGATGTATTAAATGTTTGATAAACTATCAGAAGAGTTACATGCAACTGCTCAAGCAAAAAGATTTTGGCCAGAAAAGGCTGATGATATTTTTATTGCAAAACAATGCATGATGATTGTTTCAGAAGTAACAGAAGTTATGGAAGCAGTTCGTAAAAATAAAGGTGAAGAGGAAATAACAAAAGAAATTGCAGATATTTTGATTAGAACGTTTGATCTATATGCTGGAATGAAAAAGAATGGTTATACATCTTTATCATTAGATGAGTCGTTTGAAGAAAAAACACAATTTAATAAAACTAGACCAGAAAAACATGGAGTAAGATTTTAATGACAGTAACGGTTGAAGAAGTATTAGCACAACTTAATCCTAAATTACGCAAACAGGTAATGTCTGGAGACACAGTTCCAGCCACACAGTACGCAGCAACACCCAGTTATGGTCTTAATAGGGCTTTAAATGGCGGTCTGCCGTACGGAAGACAGGTTTTGATATGGGGATCTAAGTCATCTGCTAAGTCCTCTTTATGCCTTCAAACAATTGCTTTAGCGCAAAAAGAAGGAAAAGTTTGTGCTTGGATAGATGCAGAAATGTCTTATGATAGAAGTTGGGCAGAAAGACTTGGCGTAGATACTTCTAAACTTATTGTTTCTCAGGCTAGAACAATCAATGATATGGTTGAAATAGGAGTAGACCTTATGCAAGCAGGTGTTGATCTTGTTGTTGTAGACTCTATTACTTCGTTGTTGCCTGCAATTTATTTTGAAAAAGATACAGATGATTTAAAACAACTTGAAAATACAAAACAAATTGGTGCTGAGTCAAGAGACTTTTCTAATGCATGGAAAATGATTAACTATGCAAATAACAAAGTAAAGCCAACACTGTTTATATTAATTTCACAATCTAGAAATAATATTAATGCAATGTATACAAGCCAACAACCAACTGGTGGTCAGGCTACAAAGTTTTATTCATCTACAGTAATTAAACTATTTTCATCCGAATCAGATAATCAAGCGATTAAAGGAAAGATACATGTTGGAGATAAAATTATTGAAGAAAAAGTTGGTAGAAAGGTTCGTTGGGAAGTTCAATTTTCTAAAACTTCTCCAGCCTTCCAGTCTGGTGAGTATGATTTTTATTTTAGAGGTGATGATCTTGGTGTTGATTCCATTGGTGACTTGGTTGATACAGCAGAGGGTCTTGGGTTAATTAATCGAACAGGAGCCTGGTATCAACTTGAGGATGGAACTAAGGTTCAAGGAAGAGATTCTTTAGTTGACAGATTTAGAGAAGACCTTGACTTGCAAGATTCTATTAAGAATAAAATATCCAATGTCTGAAAGATTTAGTATTTTTAATGGACAATTTATTTGTCAAAAGTGTAATGAAACTACAAATGTTTCCAGGCTATGGAAAGAAACAAAAGATGTTACCTGGATGTGTAGTAAAAAACATATTTCTAAAGTTAGTTTAATTCCTAAAACTAAAAAGGATTATGAAAATGAGTGAAAGATCTGAATCAAAAAGACTAGGTGCTAAACAACACAAAAATTCTGGTAGGAATACTAAAAAAGGTGATGCTACTTGGAATAATTTTACCGTTGACTTTAAAGAGTCTTCTAAGTCTTTTACATTAAATAAAGATGTTTGGGCTAAAGTTGTAACAGATGCAATTAAAAACAATAATGATCCAGCACTTATTGTAATTCTAGGAAAAGATGATAAAAAAGTTAGACTTGCAATAATAGAAGTTGAACTATTAGAGCAATACTTAGGTGGTGTATAATATATATATGTATTATAAAAATTTAAATAATTTTATTATAGATAATGTTCTAACTAATATAGAAAAAGAATATATATATAGTAAAATTAAAGAATCGTCAGATCTTAATAATACAAAAGTTGTCTCTCCACTAGGACATATAACATATTTTTTTCATGTATCAGATGATTTTAAAAATTCCTTACTTAATAAAATACAACAATATTTTGAAGACGAATTAATAATTACAGAATTATCTGCTGCAATATATTCTAATAAAAGTGGATATGTTCCAAAATTACCACCGCATTATGATGTTTTTTTAGAATCTAGAGTAACATTTGATATACAATTAAATTCAACAATAAAATGGCCAATTGTTATTGAAAATAATGAATTTTTGTTAAAAGATAATCAAGGTTTAATTTTTTCTGGCACAGACCAAATTCATTGGAGAACACAAAAAACTTTTTCAGATGATGATCATATAACAATGCTTTTTGTTCATTTAAGTAAAAAAAATAATAATATAAAAATTTCAAAAAATGAAAATGATGAAAGAGAAAAAAGATATAACTATTATTATGATTTATGTAAAATAGATAAAAATGCTATAGAAATAGGAAAATAAATGGAAACAACAACGCTAGATCAAATAAATGGATTATCTGATATTGCAGAGTATATGCAAGATGAAGATCTTACAACAGCACTAACAATGGTTGCAAAGTTAATTATTAAACCAGAAATACCAATTCAAGTAGCAACAGTAGAGATAGTTAGACTACAGGCAATTGCAGCAAAACTATCATTAAAGGCAACTTGGATGGCAAATGTAGATAAAGAAAATAGGGCAAAGAAAAACATATATTACACTGCTGCAGAGGCTATTAATAACCTAGTATCCGCACTTAAATATATTACGAGATAGTGTATAATTAATACAATAACAAAGGATACTAACTAATGGCTAAAAGTTTATTACAACAAGTAATGATTAAACCAGCAAAAAATAACACAGGAATAGATTTACAAGGAATCGTTGATAAAATTGAATCTGGGTACATGGTTGGCAAGGTTGATAAATATCAAAAAAAGAAAACCTTTGCACCATCAGGATTATCTTATGGTAGCGGAGAATGTCCACGATATTGGTATTTAGCATTTGAAGGTGGTACATTTCAAAATACAGATACTCCATATTCAGTAGCAAATATGAGTAGTGGATCTTTATCTCACGATAGAATTCAAGATGCAATGTTAAAATCTGGTATTGCAAAAAAATTTGTAGATGACAATGGTAACGAAACAACAGAAGTAAAACTTGTAAACTCTGATCCTCCAATCTATGGATTTGCTGATGGAATTATTGAATGGAATGGCGAAGACATTGTTATTGAAATTAAAACGATGAAAGATGAGTCTTTTGAATTTCGTAAAAAGAAAAATGTTGGAGCAAATTATCATATAGTTCAGTTGCTTATTTATATGAAAATATTAAAACTTGCAAAAGGATTATTGATATATGAAAATAAAAATACTCATGAACTTTTTGTAATTCCAATTATTGTTAATGATTATTATAGACAATGGATTGATAATGCTTTTAATTGGATGCGAGAAGTTCGTCAGGCATGGGAAAATAAAACTATTCCAAAAAAGAATTATAGAAATAACTCTAAAGTCTGCAAAGCATGTCCATTACAAAAAGACTGCGCCTTGGCAGAACCTGGAGAAATAAAGATTGCTTCTCTGGAGGAATTGAGTGAAATCATGTGAGTGGTGTGAAAATGAGTTTTTGCCCACAGTAACATATCAGATTTATTGTAGTTCAGAATGTAGGTCTGAGGCAACAAAAATTAAAATTGCAGAAAAGCAAATAGTTAATAAACGTAAAAAAAGATATGGCAAAGAAAGAAAATGTGCTAGAGGGTGTGGAGTAGTACTTTCTGCATATAATGATTCTAATTATTGTGATAATTGTGCAGTTGATAATAAAAAAGTAAGCAAGGCTTTAAAAGAATTAAAGGGGTTAATAGACTATGACGACAAGCGTTAAGCCAGCAAAATTTGTTGCTATTGATGCAAGCACAAATAGTCTTGCCTTTGCATTATTTGAGTTTGGAAAACTTGAGATTGTCGGTAAGATAGCATTTGAAGGAAATAATATTTATCAAAAATGCATTGATGCATCTAAAAAAACAAAGGCTCTTTTAGACTTGGATATATTTTTAAATTCATCAGTTATTATTGAGCATACAGTTTTTATGAATAGTCCAAAGACTGCTGCAGATCTTGCAATGGTGCAGGGAGCAATTATTGGTGGGGCTGGTAATGCTGGAGTAATAGAGATAGGAAAAGTCTCTCCAATAACTTGGCAAAACTATATTGGCAATAAAGCATTAACTAAAGATCAAAAATTAGAAATTAGATCAAAAAATCCAGGAAAGTCAGATGCCTGGTATAAATCTTTTGAAAGAAATTTTAGAAAAGAAAAAACAGTAGACTTAATAGAAATACACTATGATAAAATAATAGAAGATTATGATGTAGCAGATGCTTGTGGTATTGGGCATTGGGCTTTAAATAATTGGGATAAAGCGATAGGGAGTTGACATTTAGGGTCTATGGGTGCTAAACTATATAAAAATGAGGCTTGGTTAAGAAAGCGGTATATATTAGATAAAAAATCTGTACAAGATATTGCAAAAGAATGTGATACAAGTGCAGAAACAATCTATCTTTACCTTGCCAATTATGGACTAAGGAAGTCTAAGCGTGACTAATGATCTTAGAATTACGGTAGATCAGGTAAATCATCCTGAACACTATACTTCAGACCCTTCTGGTATTGAGTGTATTCAGATTACACGTCATCGTAATTTTAATATTGGCAATGCTTTTAAGTACCTTTGGCGAGCAGGACTTAAAAATGAAGATAAACATGTAGAAGATTTAAAGAAAGCAATTTTTTATATTCAAGATGAAATAAATAGAATTGAAGGAAACTACTAATGTCTTCAGATATTGAAATCATAGAGCATCTTGATGAAGTTAATAATGTTGTTGCAGAGTATTTAAAAGGCAATGATCCAACTAAAATTTCAAAAGATTTACAGTTGCCAAGAACAAGAGTTGTCGCACACTTAAATGAGTGGAAAGCAATGGTATCTGGTAATGATGCAATTAGATCTAGAGCAAAAGAAGCATTAGCAGCAGCAGACACACACTACGGAAAACTAATTAGTAAATCATACGAAGTTATTGATGAGGCTACACTAAATAACAACCTTAGTGCAAAAACAGCAGGTATTAAACTAGTATTAGATATTGAATCAAAAAGAATTGATATGTTGCAAAAGGCTGGATTGTTAGAAAATAAAGAACTAGCAGAAGAAATGATAGAAATTGAAAAACGACAAGAAGTTTTAATTGGAATACTTAAAGATATTGCATCAAAGTATCCAAATATACGTGATGAGATTATGTCTAAATTGTCTGAAATTTCTAGACCAAGTGAGGTAATCACAATTGTCCACGATGTTCAATGATTTTTTTGAGGCTTTAGATGATAATCCATTTGAAGAAACACCAGTAGACACAAGAACGTTTGTGCAGTCATTAGACTATTTAGGACAGCCACCACTATCAGAAATACAATATGAAATTGTAGATGCAATGAGTCAAATCTACAAAAAACAGGATCTTGAAAGAATAATGGGTCCTGTTGAAGGAGCAAGATACTATGACAAATACACAAAGAACGAAATTATTTTACAACTTGGGAAGGGTAGTGGCAAGGACTTCACTTCGACTGTGGCTTGTGCCTATATTGTTTATAAGTTGCTTTGTCTTAAAGACCCCGCGAAATATTTTGGTAAACCGTCTGGGGATGCGATTGACCTTATTAACGTTGCTATCAACGCCCAACAAGCAAAGAATGTTTTCTTCAAAGGATTCAAAACAAAAATAGAAAAGTCACCTTGGTTTGCAGGTAAGTATAATGCAAAGGTAGATTCAATTGAGTTTGACAAATCTATAACAGTTTATTCTGGACACTCTGAAAGAGAATCACATGAGGGTCTTAACTTGCTTTTAGCAGTTCTTGATGAGATTTCAGGTTTTGCTAGTGAGGTTGGAACTGGAAATGAACAGGGCAAAACAGCAGACAATATATATAAAGCATTTAGAGGAACAATTGATTCTCGTTTTCCAGATTTAGGAAAAGTTGTTTTGCTTTCATTTCCTAGATATCAAGGCGATTTTATTTCACAAAAATATGATAGTGTGATTGCAGATAAAGATATAATTCATAAATCTCATAAATATATAATCAATCCTCTTGTTGGAGATACTGCAGATAATACATTAGAAATTGAGTGGGAAGAAGATCACATTCTTTCATATAAATACCCTGGAGTTTGGGCACTTAAAAGACCCACATGGGAGGTAAATCCAACAAGAAGTATTGAAGATTTTAAAATTGCATTTTATAATGATTATGGAGATGCAATGATGCGTTTTCTTTGTATGCCAACATATTCTTCAGATGCATTTTTTAAACAAAAAGAAAAATTAGAACACTGCATGACATCTAGAAATCCAGTAGATGAGTTTAGAAGATTTGATCCTGGATTTACTCCAGACCCAAACAAAACATATTATGTTCATGCTGACTTAGCACAAAGACATGATAAGTGTGCAGTTGCAATAGCACATGTTGAAAAATGGATTAATCTTCAAGTAATTAAAGATTATGAACAAGTTGCACCAATAGTAGTTGTAGATGCCGTTGCTTGGTGGGAACCTAAAAAAGAAGGACCTGTTAATCTTAGTGAAGTAAAAAACTGGATTATTAATTTAAGAAGATTAGGATTTAATATTGGTAAGGTTACATTTGATAGATGGCAATCTTATGATATTCAACAAGAACTAAGAGCGGTAAATATAGAAACAGATACAGTTTCAGTTGCTAAAAAACATTATGAAGACTTAGCAATGCTTATCTATGAAGAAAGAATTGTTATGCCACAAATACCATTATTATTAGAAGAATTATCAGAACTTAAAATTATGAAAAATAATCGTGTAGATCACCCTAGAAAATCTTCTAAAGATTTAGCAGATGCTGTTTGTGGTGCTGCGTTTGGAGCAATATCTTATACGCCAAAAGATAATAACTTAGAGGTTGATGTTTATACTTGGGCAGATGCTAATAGAGAAAGAATGCGTCAAAACATGAAAAAACGTGAAGCAGAAAGAAATAATGATATGCCAGATGATGTAAAAGAGTTTTTAGATAAGTTTAATTTGCTATAGTTTACTATATCTGGTATAATAGAATTCTGGCTAAAAGGTCAGATAAATAACGAAAACAAGGAGAAATGAATGAGTTCATTTAAGAAGATCGCCCTTGCCGTGTCTGCAGCACTGGTAGGGTCATTATTTATGGTTGCTCCAGCAAGGGCTGGAGTACCAACAGTTGCTGTTTCTGTAAATACAGTAGCAGACAATGATGCAAACACCATTGCGGGTGCTGCAGTTGCAACAGTTCCAGCAGATAACAAGGTTGAGGCAGCAGATGCTGTAAAGTTTGCACTCACAAATGTTGATGCAGGAACTACTGTTCTTGTTTCTACAGTTAAGGCTACTGTTGTTCCAGCACTTCACACTGTTACTATTCCAGTAACATCAAAGTCTGGATCAAACTCGCTTTCAATTGCAGTTGGAACTGGAACAACCGCAGATTTTTATGTTTATACAACAACTACTGAAGTTGGCACTGTAACCATTGTTAATGGTGCAAATACTCTTACATATTATGTTAAGGGTACAGCAGGCGGAGCATATAATCTTGATGCTACTGTTAAGTCTGACGTAAGCACTGCAAGCATTGTAGAAAATACCGTTAAGGTAACTGACATCTTTGGTAACGTTGTTGGTGGAGTTACACCTACAGTTACTGTTATTGGTGCAACAATTGAAGTTGCTGCTACAGCATCTGATGCAACAACTGGTATCTCAAAGTTCAGTACAAAGTATTCTGCAACTGCTGGACAGGCTGCAGTAAGCATTGCGCTTCCTGGAGTAATCACTGACGTTGATGGCCTTGATGCTGCAAAGAAGTCAACAGTTAAGTTTGTTACTGTATCTGACCTTGCTTCTGAGGTAACAAATCTAAAGGCTGTTGCTGCTAAGGCTGCAGAAGAACTTGCTGCAGAAAAGACCGCACACGCTAAAACAAAAGCAGAACTTGCAACAGCACTTGGTAGTGTTGATCTTGTAAAGCAAACTGCTGCAACTACAAAGGCTGGACTTGAGGCACAATTGACAAAGGCTAATGAAGACCTTGCAAAGGCAAATGCATCACTTAAGTCACTACAAAAGAAGTATGCTGCTCTTCTAAAGAAGATAAAGTAATACTACAAAATCAAGGGGCAGGTTGAAATATATCTGCCCTTTGTGCTATAATAATATAGTATCCGCCTAACGGGGATATAAATTAACTCGCTGAAAAGGAGAAAAAATGGTAACAACATTTGCTATGGATCTTTTCAAGGATCCATTTTTTATTGGTTTCAATCGTACATTGGACCGTTTAAATACAGTACACACAGCAGCAGTAAATCAATCATATCCACCTTATAATATTTTTAAGGTAGATGAAGACACATATCGTGTTGATCTTGCATTGGCAGGATTTGATAAAAAGGATATTGATGTTTCTGTAGATAATGGAACTCTTATTGTTAAGGGTGAAGTTACAACAGAAGATACTGCTGAAACAATTCATAAGGGTATTGCTACTCGTAAATTCACAAGAACATTTGCTCTTGGAGAATATATGGAAGTAGTTGGTGCTGAATTTAAAAATGGAATGCTTTCTGTTAATATAGAACGCATTGTTACAGAAGATAAGAAACCAAAATCAATTAAAATCAAGTAAAAAAAAGACCTGAGCACGTCTTAAAACTGCTCATTTTATAATTTAATGTTATAATAATCCTATCAAACTACCCGTTTGACTAGGAGAGATAATTGAAAAGGATTACCCGAATCCTTGCCGTTATGGGCATAGTTGTTGCAACATCATTTTTTGGCTATGCCCAACCTGCTGAGGCGACAAATAATGGTATAACTGCTCAAGTTTATAATTGCCAAGGTTGGAATGCATCACCTCCAAGACCATGTTACACAAGCAACGTTATAGTAAATACTACAACAGTACCTCAAATTAATTTTCAATGGGGTTCTGGACCTATTTTAAGCAATAAATTTGAAGATGTTGAAGTTAAGTTTACTGGCTATATAATGTCTCCAGTAACAAAAACAGTAACTTTTTATGCTCCAGCAGATGATGGAACACACTTCACACTTAACGGAACAGTGTTGATAAATGACTGGGTTGATAAAGGTGGCGGAGGAAGTATAAGCCAATCAGTAACACTACAGGCAAATGTAGGGTATCCTTTTACATTTTGGTATTATGAAAATGGTGGTGGGGCAAATGTTTGGCTTTATTGGAATGATGGGTCTGGAGATCAATTAGTTCCTTCAAGTGTTTTTTATTTAACTGATCCAACACCACTACCACCTTCATTAAATGCTCCAACTAATTTATCTGTAATTCATGAAAATAATGGAGTAACACTTTCTTGGACAGCACCAACTCCTACAGAAGCAAATACTGCTGTAGAAAGATATGCAGTTAGTTGGTCAACATCAAACTTTACTACAAATGGGTGGGGCATAGCAACAGGAAATGTTGGTAGTGCAACGGCATTAAATACCTCTGTTAGTATTCCATATAGTTTAATAGGTACAGATGGAAGAGGAAAAGAATATCAGTTTAAAATAAGAGCAGATAATGATTCTTTATCTACCTATTCTGCTGATTCAAATATTGTTTCTTCATATATACCAGCACCACTTCCATTTACTCCAGAATATACAATTAATGAAAATGATACGTTAACAATTACAGCACCAGAAAATAAACTTATAGATACTATAACTGCTTGGTATGGTGATCCAAATGATGGAAGTCGTGGACTAGATGTTTCTTCTCAACTAACTCAACAATTTACAAATCTTGCAAGTGCTAACCTATCTGCTACCAATGCTAATTTTGGAGATCCAGTTCCAGGAGTTGGAAAAATTTTAATAGTCTCAGTTGTTTACAAAAATGCTCCAGAGCCAACACCTACACCAACACCTGAACCTACACCCACTCCAGAACCTACACCAGAGCCAACCCAGACTCCTACTCCAGAACCTAGTCCTTCCCAGTCAAACCCAGAACCCACGACCAGCCCATCTCCACAGCCTTCGCCAGAGCCACAGACTCCTCCTCAACCTCCTGTAGAACCTTCTCCGCCATCTCCCCCACCACCTACTCCAGAACCTCCCCCTGTTCGTCCTCCAGACCCAATTGTAGTTCCTCCAACTGTTGAACCAGATCCTGAGCCAGAACCTGAGCCTGAGCAAGAACCTGAAGTTCCTGTTGAACCAGAACAACCAGTTGATGAAATTCCAACTGATATACCTCATTCCCAAGACGATATTGAATCAGATCCAGTAATTGTTCCAGAAGATCAAGATCCGATTGAAGACCAACTTCCTGAGCAAGAAGATCTCGTTCAAGAAAATACAGAGACTGAAGTTCCTCAAGAGACCATAGATACTGATTCTCAAACTCAGGATGATTCATCTAATACCTCCGAAGATATTGTTAGTATAACAGAAGATTTAGATTTATCAAAAGATGAAATTAAACAATTAGAGGATGTTGTTGATGGTGCAGACTTATCACAAGAACAAATAAAACAAATTGCAGAAGTAATTGCAGATGCTGGATTATCTAAAGATCAAGTACAAGGTCTTGTTGATGTTATTGAAAATGCAGATTTATCAAAACAAGAAATACAAAAATTAGCAGAACTTATAAAAACTGATGCAGTAATTGCACAAGCAGTAGAACAGTTTAGTGAAAGAGCAGCAGAAAATGCAAATGCTCCAATGCCTTATACCCTTGCAGATGCAGCAACAGAGGTTCAAGCCGAAGCAGTAGTTGAAGGATTAACAGAAGCATTTACTGATCCAGGAGCAGCCTTTGCTGGAGCAGCAGAAAGTTTTGCGGAATTAGCAAATTTTGCAGGGGATTTGTTAAGCAATCCAGGAGAAGCCCTTGCAAGTCTTGGATCAGATATGACAGATGATCAAAGAGAAAAAGCACAAGAAGTCATTATTCCTGTAATCATTGTTTCGCAGGTAATGAATGCAGTAGCAAATATATTGTCAGCAAGGAGGATCTAATGAAACTAGTAATGAAACTAATAAAAGGGTTTCTTTCGTGGGTCAAAGATTCAACCATTGAAATAATGAATCAAACATTTACTTTGCTTGGATTCTTTATTGCCTGGTTAACTTTGACTGGCATGGCTAGAACAATCGTTGGTTGGGCAATAGTCTGGTCAATTATTGTTTGGATAGTAACTATAAGAATAAGAAATAAGAAGGGAGACTAATATGGCAAAAGCAAAAGCAGTAGTTGAAGAGCCTACCCAAGTTGGATCTGGAGCAATTGCTAGTATTAATAACATTTTGATGCGTATTATTGCAGTATTTGCAGCATCTGGACTTAGTGTTATTGGTGCTGGAGCAGTTGTTGGAATCAGCACTTTCCATGCGGTAGTTCTTGCTGGTACACTAGGAGTAGCGACAGTAGTTGAAAAACTTGCTCGTGGATTTCTGGATGACGGCAAACTCACCATTGAAGAAATCAATAATGCGTTTTCTGCAGTGGACAAAAGGGGCAAATAGGACATCCTAGTACGGGTTGGTTGACACTCATACCCCCTTGATGGTACAATTGATTTACGTGCTATCAAAGGGGTATTTGTGACTTGTATTGCTGTTGTTCGTAAAGAAGATAAAATATATATGTCTGGTGAACGTGGTGTTTCGGACGATGATATGATGTTAGCATCAGCAACCCCAAAGGTTTGGCAACTTGGCCCATATATTATGGGATATGCTGGAAGCATGGATGGAGAAAGAATTCGTCATAATTTTAAACCATCAGTACCATCTGGAAATAATATACAAAAGTTTATGTATACAAAGTTTATTAAAGAATTGAGAGAATTTTATCAAGACTGGTGGGTAGATATTTCAAAAGATTCTGATTTTGGAATGATTATTTGTGTAAAGGGTGAAATATTTGAACATAACGCAGCAGACATGTCCTTAACACAATATAATAATGAATATCTTGCTATGGGTTCTGGTGGATCATACGCAATGGGATATTTGTACGCTACAGAAAATCAAAAAGATGCACGTAAAAGATCAATAGGGGCGGTTGCTGCTGCTATTAAATATTCTACAACTTGCATGGGTCCTATTGACACGGTAAGCATTTAACGATACAATATATATATGAATCATACACCTGAAGAAGACCTAACACCAGAAGAGAAAGAGTTTGGCATCTGGCTTAAGAACGGAATTGAAAGAGGCTGGATAAGTGAACCATACTGCCATACACACGATGGTGGATATGAGTTTATGTCAGAAGAAGAGATAGAAGAATGGGAAGCAGGAGGCGACCCATGTGAGCATGTTTTGAGAATATTTATTTCATGATTAAAAAAATACTTATTGTTTTAGTATCCATAAGCATAGTTTCTTTTCCTATTCAGTCTGATGCAGCAACTTTGGGAATTGATTTATATGAAATAAAGAAAGTTTATATAAAACCAAAACCAAAAAAGACTAAGGTAGTAATAAAAACTTCTGTAAATGAATCTAAACCAGACATAAAGCCAGTAGTTGAGCAACCAATTTCAATTGACAACATTGTTGTTGATAAAATAAAACAAAATGCTAAAAATCAAATATCTACATATCAAAATAAAGTTAAATATAACAATATTAAATATATCATTGATGAAAATATTTCACAAGAAAAACAAGAATTTATTAAAAAACAAATAGATCAAACCATATCTACGTTTTCTAAAATTTATAATGATAAAAATTTAACTGTTTTTTTATGGACTGAAACAAATATAGAGTGGGCAAACAAAATACACAATCAACTGTATGAAAATAATATTCCAGAGCATGCTAAAAGACTATTTAACTGTAATAGTGCTTCAGCAAATGTATACAATAATAATACATTTATAATTATGTGCATTAAAGATGATTTTCCTTATGGCTTTGGAAGAGGTGCCACAATACCACATGAATTGGTACATATCATACAATATCAACAACAATACTTCATGTATCCGACAACACCATGCTGGATAATAGAAGGATCAGCATCATATTATGGAGAAGCAATAGGACTTTCTGATGCTGGTTCTAAACAATTAAGAGAGCATTTTGCTAGACAAATGTTTGATAATATTTTAACAACAAAAGAAATGATTATAAAAAATCCTAAAAGTTTAATATACGCATTAGAAGATCGAACATGTGGATTTTTTAGTCAAAAAAGTTATGTAGAATCTGGATATTTAGTTGGATCAATAATGACAGAGTTTTTGATTGGCATATATGGAAACGAAAAAATGATAGATTTTTATAAATCTTTTAATTTTTCACCAGATTGGAAAAGTAATTTTAAAAATACTTTTGAAATATCTGTAGAAGATTTTTATTTAAAAATAATTCCATATTTAGAAAGTATGATATAGTATTCTTCATTGCCTCTTTAGCATAGTGGTAGTGCCCCCGCCTTGTAAGCGGGTTGCGTAAGTTCGATTCTTACAAGAGGCTCAGAGTGGTATAATATTGAATATAGGAGTTTTATGTTTGAAATAAAAGATAGACCAGATTCGTACTGGAATGATAAAAGAAATATTGACAACAATATTGATATTTTATCAATTGGATTATTGGAGTATAAAAATGCAATAAGTAATCCATATGATTTAATTAATAAAATAGAGCAATTAGACAAAAAAATTATAGAAAATAAAAATAAAACAAGTTTAAGATCTTGGTCAAATTGGCATTATGGATACAACAAAAATAATCCAAGTATTTGTTTTTCTAAATATGTGCCAGAAAAAAAAGATATAAACCCAAAAGATTATTTTTATAACGAACAAAAAGAAATATCAGAAATTTTGCATTCGTCTATAGATAAATCAATATTTAAATATTTTGATGTATATCCAAGAGCAGAAAAAAATGTTTTATCTAAAGAAAAATTTGCAAAAATATTAAAATATTCTGCTGGTGATAAAATGCCAGCACATTCAGATCATGGCACAACTAGCAGAGTTATATCATTAATTTTATATTTAAATGACGATTATTATGGTGGAGAAATTACTTTTCCATACTTAAATATTTCAATAAAGCCAAGCGCTGGAAGTGTTTTAATGTTTCCTTCAAATTTTATATATACACATGAGGTTAAAGAAATAACTGATGGATATAGATATTCTTTTCCAGTATGGTTTCATAATATAGAACGACAGATGTTGCCAATGAGTTCAAAAAATCCAGAAGGTATTTGGAATAAAGATGATAATTCAAAAAAATAATATTATAGGATCAGAATATTGGTGTAATTCTTATGATAAAACTTTTAATAAAATTCAAGAAGAATCCTATGTTCCTCTTATGTGGAGAAGTCGATCATTAGAAAATATTAACGATATTTTACAACCAACCAATAAGTATTGTTTTTATTTTTCAAATAAGCCTAAATTAATAAAACAAAAAAACAAATTTTTATTAAGACAAAAAACACATGCTGAAATTTGGGTAGATGTTAAAAAAAATGGAATTTATGCATTAGATAAAACTATGCAAAGACAGTTTTATCCATCTGAAAATAAATTTGATTTAGGTGAAAATTGTTTAAATGCATGTTATAAATTTTATACACCTTGGGTTATCAATAAAGACATAGAGTTAAATATTTTATCAGTAAAGAATTCTAATTTTGTTTTAAATACAAAAAGTATAAAATTTTTAAAATTTGATAATCAAAGTCAGATATCGCCACCTTGGATAGATTTTTCATTTAAAATAACAGATAAAATTATTACAGACAAATATGAAATTATTGAGCAAAATACTCCAATGTTTGATATAATTATTGATAATGACGAATTACTTTTGGAGTTAATTAATTATTATGAAAAATAAAAAAATGCAGTTTATTTCAACATCTATTAATGAAAGTAGTAAAGATGAAAAAGATTTAATTGCGCCAGTGCCAGCATCAAAAAAAATACCACAATGGTATAAAGATTTAGCAAGTTATGGCGGTACAAGTACAGACTTATCTGATTTAAACCCAATAAATGATAGATCTGCAGATGGGTCTAATGTTTCTACTAAACTGTGTTTACCATTTTTAGATGCAATGATATCTGGATACATGTATCTACTAGAAGATGATATAGGTGTTGATTTGTCAGATGATGGTTCTCCAATAGTTTCTTGGAATAAAAATAAACCATTAATAGATAAAAGACCATTTGTTGATTTAGCAATACCATCAGATTGTCATCCAATACATTTTGGTATTAAAATGAATTGGTATTATCAAACACCAAAAGGATACTCTTTGCTTTTTACACATCCAATGAATAGGCCAGAACTACCATTTTATATTCCTTCAGCCATAGTTGACTCTGATATTTGGGGATTGCCAGCCTTTATTCCATTTTTTATTAAAAAAAATTTTATTGGAACTATAAAAAAAGAAACTCCAATTGTTCAAATGATTCCAATTAAAAGAGATAGTTGGGAATTAGAAATAATTGAATCAGAAGATATAGTTAATCAACATAAAATTAGAGAGGAAAAAAGAAGATCTCACATAACTGCACATTATAAAAAATCAACGTGGCAAAAAAAGAAGTATTAGTGTATAATTATATAAATGACAAAAGGAGAATAAATGAAAAAACCACATAAATTTTTTGAAAAATACTTAGACAATGATTTAAATTCTTTGTCAAAATTTTTATTAGATAGGTATGCTGAAATTGAAAATGCAAAATTAAAAGGAATAACACCAATAGATAGTGATGACCAATGGATTGAATCTCAAAGTACATCAACAATTAAATGGGAAGAATATAATGTTTTTCAATTTTATAACATTGAATTACACAATTTATATTTAGCAGTAAGACAAACTGTCAAAGAGGCGTGTGTATATTATGGAATTGATTATAATAAACAACGTTATATGATACAGTCATGGTTTAACATTAATTATAATAAAAAAGGAAAGTTAGACTGGCACGATCATGGACCAGAAGGTGCTCCATTTTTTCATGGATATTATTGTGTTAGTGCAGAGCCATCTACAACTTATTATAAAATAAACAATAATGTAGAAGTTGAAAATATAAATAAAAATAATAGGTTAATTGTTTCAGAAATGGGACATCCACATGCTATGGCTGACTGGGATTGGGATGGTCCAAGAATAACAATTGCATATGATATTGTTCCATTAAAAATTCTTTTACATAATGATGAAAAAATAATTCAACAACATTGGTTTCCATTGTAATGTATAATATACTTGTATTTATTTATTCATATAAAAATAAAAATTTATTTAGTATATATGAAAAATTAAATATAAAAAGTAGTAAAAACAATAACATTTTTTTTTACATTTGTGATCAAAATAATGAAAATAAAAAAGATAAGTATGCAAATTTAAAAAATGTAAAATATAATCATATATTTTGGGATAGTCGCTCTTCTATTAGCGAGTATAGAAAAATTGCTTTACAAAATAACTTTGATTATTTTTTTGAGGTTGGTAATTTAGAAGAAATATGTGATAACTGGGATGATATTTTTATTAAAAACAATAAAATAAAAATATTAAAAAAAGATACAAACTCTAACTTATCAACAATTTTTGTTAATAAAAAATATTCACATATTTTAAAAAATTTATACCCATTAAAATATTACGGAGAATATTTTTATTTTTTATATTTGCTTTATAAAACAAAAATAAACTTTGATTTTTTTAATAAAGATGATATATTGCTATTAGATGATCCAATACTCTATTCAGACTATGTTCCATATTCTTTAAATCATAATTA